ATTGGATTGGTGCACATTTAGAATTAAATGGATTTGAAATGATGAGAGGTTTAACCAATACACATGGTATGGACCCAGGATTATTTAAAAGATTTGAAATGGTTTTAACCGGTCATTATCATTGCGGTTCTAAAAAAGACAATATATGGTATCTTGGAAGTCAAATGGAATTCTTTTGGTCTGACGCTCACGATCCAAAATATTTTCATATACTTGATACTGAAACAAGACAAATAGAAAGAATACTTAATCCTAACACTTTATTTGAAAAAGTCCTTTACAATGACGAAGAAATAGATTATAATACTTATAATAAAGATTTTTCAAAAAAGTTTGTAAAAGTGGTAGTGGTTAATAAAAAAGACCCTTTTACGTTTGATAGATTTATCGATAACATACAGAACCAAGACATATACGAATTAAAGATTGCAGAAAACTTTAATGAATTTATTGGTGCTAACGTTGATGATGAAGACATGAAATTTGAAGATACTGCTAAGATAGTAGATACCTATATAGATGCAGTGGATACTGACTTGGACAAAGATAAAATTAAAGTCCAAATGCGAGAACTAATGACAGAGGCGCAAGCACTAGAAATAGCATGATATTATTTAAAATTATTCGTTATAAAAACTTCCTATCGTCCGGAAATTCCTTTACTGAAATACCTCTCAATAGCCATAAGTCAACATTAGTAGTTGGCCAAAACGGTGCTGGTAAATCAACAATGCTTGACGCCATGTCATTTGCATTGTTTGGTAAACCACATCGTAAAATTATGAAGAGCCAACTAGTTAACTCGATAAATCAAAAGCAAACTGTAGTTGAAGTACAGTTTACTATAGGCTCATCTAATTTTAAAATAATTAGAGGTATAAAACCGACCATATTTGAAATATGGAAAGATGGTGTGATGATTAATCAGTCATCTCACGCAAATGAATACCAGAAGATACTCGAACAAAATATCCTGAAACTCAACCATAAGAGTTTCCATCAGGTTGTTGTGTTAGGTTCTTCTTCTTTCATACCCTTTATGCAACTCAATGCTGGACATCGTAGGGATGTTATCGAGGACCTTCTGGACATTAATATATTCTCTAAAATGAATATTATTCTCAAAGAGAAAAATTCAATATTAAGAGACAAGATACGAAAGATAACTAGTACTACTGATATAATCAAGAGTAAAATAGAACAACAAGAAAAATATATAAGAGACATTGCAGCTTTAACAGAAGAAAATAAAAAGAAATATCATAAGCAAATAAAATCAGCAGAAGAAAAGATATTAAAATTACAAAATGAAAATAGCGAACTATCTAAAGAATTAGAAGATAACGACAGTGATAATGAATATAAAGAACTGCAAAAACAAAAGAACAATATAATATCGCAAACGGCAGAAGTAAAACAACAAATGAAAACGGTTGCTAAGAGAGGACTGTTTTTAGAAAAAAATGATACCTGTCCTACGTGCGAACAAAATATAGCAAATAAAGATAAGCTTATAACTAATACTAGGAACGAAGCTTATCAGTTAAAAAATACTTTGGATTCGATTAATGATAAAGAAAAGAAGTTACAAGATAGTATTAATGATCTAGAACAATTAATGAATCATGTCAGAGAAAAGACTAATTCTATTAATGCTAATAACAGAGAAATTACATCGCTTAATCAAAGTAACGCTGATTTAAAAAAATATTTGGATGAAGAAGTTACTACAGATTTAGAACAAGCGAGAAAAGAATTAAAAGATTTAAGTTCTGAAAAAGAAGATCTATTTGAAGAAAAATTAAAAGTTAACGAGCAATTTAACTACAATGGCGTTATATCAGAAATGTTAAGAGACACTGGTATCAAGACTAAGATTATAAAACAGTATCTACCAGTAATTAATAAACTTGTTAACCAATATTTGCAAGTTTTAGATTTTTTCGTACATTTTGATTTAGATGAAAATTTTAATGAAACGATCAGATCGAGACACAGAGACGATTTTGTTTATGAATCTTTTAGCGAAGGTGAAAAACAAAGAATAGATTTATCTTTATTATTTACATGGCGGCAAATAGCAAAGATGAAGAATTCAGTATCAACTAACTTATTGATACTGGACGAAACGTTTGATTCATCATTAGACCACGATGGCATAGAAAATCTATTAAAGATTTTACATACGTTGGATAATGATACCAATACGTTTATAATATCTCATAAGGGAGATATACTTGATGGCAAATTCGAAACAAAAATAGAATTTGTAAAAGATAGAAATTTCTCTAAGATTAAAATATAATTGTTTACAAACTCACAAAAATATGATAGAATATACTATAAAATAAAAAAGGAAGGTTTATTATGGAACTAAGTGAAAACACTTTAAACGTTCTTAGGAACTTCTCTGGTATTAATCAAAATATATTGATTAAGCAGGGAACTACTCTTAAGACTATCAGTGAAGCTAGAAACGTAGTAGCTACAGCTGATGTTGCCGAAGAATTTCCAAAAGACTTTGGCGTTTATGATTTAAATGAATTTATTGGAGTTATGGGATTAGTTGATGCTCCAAGCTTAAAATTTGAAGATGACTTTGTTATTGTTTCAGATTCATCTGGTAGATCAAAAGTAAAATATTTTTATGCGGCTGAAGAAACTTTAACTTCTCCTAGTAAAGATGTTACTATGCCAGAACCAGACGTTAAATTTGTACTCGATAACGATACTTTAAATAAGCTTAAAAAAGCTGCCTCAACTTTAGGTCATAACGAAGTATCAATAAAGGCTGAAAATGGCGTGTTAAGTTTATCTGTGGTTGAGAATCAAAACTCAACTTCTAATGCGTTTTCTATCGATATAGATGGCGAGTTTAAACAAGACGCTGTTTTTAACTTTATCCTAAATATTTCAAATATCAAAATACTTGCAGGTGATTATGATGTTGAAATATCATCTAAATTAATTACGCAATTTAAACATAAGGGACTAGGTGTTACTTATTGGATTGCGCTTGAAAAATCGTCAACTTACGGAGCTTAATATGTCAGACCAATTAGATCAATTAAAAGACCTTTCAAACAAGGCAAGTAGAAGTGTAGTCGCAGTCATAGACGCGGTTACTCAAAGAGGTGGTTTTAAAGGTGAAGAACTTTCTACCATCGGCGGTCTTAGAGACCAGTGTATTCAAATCATTCAAATATGCGAGCAACTTCAGCAAGAAGATGCTATGAAAGATAAGAGTGAGCAAAAACCAGCGGAAAAGAAGTAATGTCTGATCAGTTTCTGTGGGTCGAAAAATATAGACCAAAGACGATTAATGATATTGTCTTGCCAAAGCAACTAAAAGACACCTTCCTTAAAACTGTCGAAAGTGGTGAACTACCTAATATGTTGTTTACTGGTACGGCAGGCCTTGGTAAGACAACAGTAGCCAGAGCTCTCTGCAGAGAGCTTGGCTGCGACTTTATTTTAATCAATGGTTCTGAGGAAGGTAACATTGATACGTTAAGAAATAAAATTAAGCAATTTGCTTCTTCAGTTTCGTTACAAGCTAACTATAAAGTAGTAATACTAGATGAAGCGGATTATTTAAATCCGCAGTCCACGCAGCCAGCTCTTCGTGGATTTATTGAAGAATTTGCAAACAACTGCAGATTCATACTAACTTGTAACTTTAAAAATAGAATCATCGAACCATTACATTCTCGATGTGGTGTATATGAGTTTAATACTAGTAGAAAAGATATGGCTCAACTCTGTACTACATTTATGGAGCACACCAAAACAATCTTGGAAAAAGAAAATGTTAAATGCGACAACGTTGCACTAGCAAATCTTATTATGAAATTTGCGCCAGATTGGCGTAGAGTACTTAACGAGTTACAAAGGTATTCAATCAATGGAACTATCGATAGTGGAATCCTAGAAAATATAGGCGATAAAAATTACGACACACTTTTCTCTCATTTGAAAAATAAAGATTTTAAAAAGATGCGAAATTGGGTTGTAAACAATATAGATACAGATGCAAGCGCAATTTTTAGAGCATTGTACGATAAGATGAACGATAAGGTTGCGCCTCAATCTATTCCACAATTGGTGTTAATTCTTGCTGATTATCAATACAAAAATGCATTTGTAGCCGACCACGAACTTAACGTGGTGGCATGTTTAACGGAGGTAATGTCAGATGTTCAATTCAATTAGTTTAACTTTATATACACAAGAAGACTGTAATTATTGTCACGAGCTAAAAAAGAAACTTGCTGCTTGGGATTTTAAATGGCATGAAATAAATATAAGTTATGATTTATTTGCAAAAGATTTTTTAAAAGAAAATGGACATAGAACAGTACCTCAGTTATATCATGGAACTACACACTTAAATAAGTTTCCAACGAACGAGTTAACAAAGCAAAACATCATAGATGAATTAGATTATGAAAATTATATTGGCGGAGTCGAAAATTGGGGAGCTCTAAAAAGCGCGTAGCTATAATTGGAGCTGGTATTGCCGGTGTAACAACCGCGTATTTCTTAGCTAAAAAAGATTATAAGATACAGATGTTTGACCCTGAAGGCGTGGCATGGAAATGTAGTTATGCTAATGGCGGTCAAATTTCTGTGTGTAATGCTGAAGTGTGGAACACATATGATAACGTACTAAAAGGTATTAAGTGGTTATCACAAAAAGACGCACCTCTTGCTTTTAGACCTGACATCTGGTCATGGGAAAAAGTAAGATGGATTGCTGGATTTTTAGGCGCAACAATAACAAATTCATACGATTATAATACTCGTAAGACTATACAGTGGAGTTTACGTTCTCGAAAATTGTTCAAAAGATTTGTAAGAGATCTTGGTATGAACTTTCACCAACAAGATTGTGGAATACTGCACATATATAAAAATCAAAAGTCTTGGTATAAAGCTCAAAAGACTCTTGAAAGATTTAAAGATACTGGCTGGGGACGAGTCGTTAGAAAAGGTAACTTATTAAAGTACAATATAAAAACAAAATCAATTGTTGGTGCCACCTTTACTAAAGGAGATTCAGTTGGAGATATTCACGAATTCTGTAGACAAACAGTAGAATATCTTAAACATAACTGGGACTTTAAGATGGCAGTAAATAAGATTGTAAGAACTGAAGATGAAGTACAGTACTCTGCAAGAAGAGATTACGCAAAAAGTTTAACTGCTTTACGAAAAGAATACGATGAAGTAGTAGTATGTGCTGGAGCTTATACTTCATTTTTATTACCGCAACTTAATATATATCCAATAAAAGGTTATTCTGTTACGTATTATGAAGACGACGAAAAGATGCCAACAACTTCAATACTTGATGATGATGTCAAGATCGTAGCTTCTCCGTTTACAAATAATAAATTTAGAGTAGCTGGTACTGCTGAGCTAGCAGGTTGGGACGACTCGGTAAGATTTGATAGAATTAAGCCATTAAGAAAATGGGTAAGAAATAACACTTTTGTAGAAGATACAAGACCAGATATGTGGGCATGTTTAAGACCTATGACGCCAAACATGTTACCAGTTACTGGCAGAGTAAAAGGTGTATGGGTTAATAGTGGCGCAGGACATTTAGGTTGGACTATGGGAATGGCGCTGGCTGAAAAAATAGCAAAGGAAATATAATGGTAGAAGCTGAAATGTTAAATCAATTTGTCAATCAACTTGCAATGTGTGAGTTATTATCGGCACACAGTATAATAACTCCATCTATTGCCTTTGATTGTAGAGAAATAGAAAATTTTATTAAAGAAACTTATTTTGATAATAATTATCAAGCATTTATAACGTGGTGGGATAAGACGATAGTTCCAGTAACAGAAGAATTTCAATTAATATATCAACAAGGATTTACTAAATGAATCCATTTGAATTTGCTAATGCAATAAATTACACTAAGAAGAATATTATGGTTGATGACATAACTGAAAAAGCTTATGCTCCATATATGATTAATAGACAACTATCTTATTTCCCTGATACAGTTTTAGCTGCCAATGAAATGAATAAGAATCATCATATAGATAATCGCCTCCAATTCGATTTTTTTATAAATATAGTTAGAAGACGTAAAAGGTTTTCTAAATGGTTCAAACCAGAACAGATAAGTGATTTGGATGTAGTTAAAAAGTATTATGGGTATAGTAATGAAAAAGCCCGCCAAGTTTTAGCTCTCCTATCCACTGAACAAATAAATGAATTAAAGAATAAGGTGGCTAAAGGTGGAAGAAAATAACATAGTTGAATGGTCTCCAAGCAATATGCTGGAGGTTACATTAAACGAGCCAGACGATTTCCTAAAAATTAGAGAAACACTTACCAGAATAGGAGTGGCATCACGTAAAGACAATAAGCTTTATCAGTCATGTCACATATTACATAAACAAGGTCGATATTTTATCGTACATTTTAAAGAGCTTTTCTTACTTGACGGTAAGAAATCCAACTTAGAGGAAAATGACGTTGGACGCAGAAATACCATTGCAACTCTTATGAGTGATTGGGGATTACTAACTGTAGAAAATAAAGATAAACTACAGCCAGTAGCTCCTCTTAGACAGATTAAAATAATATCTTTTAAAGATAAAGATCAATGGGAGTTATGTCCTAAGTACAACATAGGAAATGGTACAAAGTAAAAAAAAATTTAACCGTAACCGTTTAAATTTAAAAAAAAAGTATTATATATATTATAGGACGCCTTAAAAGGGTCCTTAATTTAACCTTGCTAGTCAATAGGAGGATATTATGACTGGAAATTTTGTATTCCCAAGAAACGCTTTTTTAGGTTTCGATCACATTTTCGACGCATTACAAGATATACATGTACATGCGAACGATGGTTACCCACCCCACAATGTAGTTAAGATAACTGATGGTAAAGTACCAGCATACTCGATAGAGATGGCTGTTGCTGGATTTAGTAAAAAAGATATTAACATTGAGGTGAAAGAGCATATTCTAACCATCAAAGGAAATAGAGAGAAACGTAGAGAATCAGATGCTTACGTGCACAAAGGAATTAGTAATCGTAAGTTTGAAAAGTCATTTAGACTGTCGGAGTATACCGAAGTAACCGGTGCGGACATGACGGATGGAATTTTAACTGTTAACCTAGAAGTAGTTCTACCAGAAGAGAAGCAGCCTCGTACAATTAACATCAAATAATTTAACGAGGA